GATTTTATCCTTGCATGATGTCTGGTCTTGCATACTATTTAAGTATGAAAGTATCTCCAGAGAGAACACCAGAACTTGAAAGAATTTATGAAAGTGAAATGTTAAGAGCACTTGATGCAGATAATCAAGGAACATCTAGCTTTATTTCACCACAAACATTTTATGGAGATGGAGTATAATGGGTAAGTACGCGTCAGGAAAAAGATCATTAGCGATATCAGATAGATCTGGTATGGCATATCCATATACAGAAATGGTTAGAGAATGGAATGGTTCTTTAGTTCATAAATCAGAGTTTGAACCAAAACAACCACAACTTGAACCTAAACCAGCAGGTTCTGATCCACAAGCTTTATACAATCCAAGACCACAACCTGCATCTAAAACAAGTTTAATACTTTTAGATAACAATCCGTTTACAACGGTTAAGTATGGTGGGACAACTTATGTAAATGTTTTTTCAGAAGACCATCAAAGAGCTGCAGGATCAGTTGTAAGATTTAGAGGCGCACCTGTCGTAACTTCTACAGGACCAGCTGGTGCTGATCAAGCTGCACAAGTTGAGTTAAGAAACCTACAACAATTTTTAGATATTCCTACATTTGATAATGTAAGTGACTTAAATAGTGCAAGTGGATTTACAATTGCGTTAGGTCAAATAGATTCTTCTGGAGCTGTTACAGGTGCAACAACATCAGATCCTTTAACAGATCCAATAAATTATTTTTATATAACTAGCACTAGCACTGCTACATCAGGGGGTGTATCAGGTGGCGGAGAAAACTGTTCTGCTGGACCAGTAACATTAGAGGTAGTAAACGCATAATGGCATACACACTTACAAATTTACAAGACGATATTAAAAGTTACACAGAAGTTGGAAGTAACGTATTTACTTCTTCTGTTTTAAATACTTTAATTAAAAACGCAGAAAATAAAATTTATAGAGAAGTTGACTCTGATCAAGATAGACACTACGCGACCTCTAATTGTATTGTTGGAAATAGATATGTAACTATCCCTGCTGATTTAAGAATAATTAGATATGCTCAACTTAAAGACTCAGCTGGTAATCAATATTATTTAGAGCAGAGAGATACTAGTTTTATAGCAGAGTATTACTCTACGCCTGGAACTTCAGCTGTTGATATACCTAAATATTACGCTAACTGGGATGAGGACTTTTGGGTATTAGCACCAACACCTGATAAAACTTATGAAATTACACTAGCTTACAATAAGGAGCCAACTAGTCTGACTGATGCTTCTGTAAGTGCTACAGGCACTTATCTATCAAACAAATATCAAGATTTACTTTTATACGCTTGTTTAGTAAACGCATATGGGTACTTGAAAGGACCTGCAGATATGTTACAATACTACTCACAAGCTTATGAAAAAGCTTTACTATCGTATGCGATCGAACAACAAGGTCGAAGACGCCGAGACGAATATTCAGATGGGGTTATTCGTACCGTTTTAGAATCCAAAAATCCATCAAGCAATAAATAAGGAGATAATACATGGCAAACATAGTACCATTCAGTTTTAAAGGTGAACTAGCATCAGGAACGCATAATTTTAGTTCTGGTGGTGACTCTTTTAAAATAGCGTTGTACACATCTAATCCATACTCAACATCATCAACGGTTGCATTATTAGGAACAAGTAATAATGAAGTAAGTTCTGCAGGTAGTAGTAACTATCCAGCAGGAGGTAAAGCATTAACAAGTCAAACAGTTACAGCTACAACAGCTACGACTGCAATTGACTTTGCAGATACTACTTTTGCAAGTGCAACTTTTACAGCAGCATTTGCAGCTATTTATAATACAAGTGCTTCTGATAAATTAGTGGTGGTTTTAGATTTTGGTGGTAACAAGACAGCGACAAACGGAACTTTTACAATTTCGTATCCTGATCCTAGTACACCAAGTAATGCGATTATAAGTATAACATCATCTTAAGGAAATTAAATGGCGTTAGTAATAAACGATAGAGTAAAAGTAACAAGCACAACTACTGGTACAGGTGCAATAGCACTTGGAGCAGCAGTAACTGGTTTTGAAACTTTTGCACAAGGCATAGGAAACAGCAACACGACTTACTATTGTATCTTTAATCAAGGTACAAGTGAGTTTGAAGTTGGACTTGGAACATTAGATGGGTCAAGTGCAAATCTAACTAGAACTACAGTTATCTCCAGTTCTAATTCAGATTCAGCTGTTGATTTTTCTGCTGGAACTAAAGATGTATTTTGTACATTACCAGCTAGTAAATCAGTTTTTCTTGATGCAGATGGAACGCCGGTAGGAGCGGCAAGCGCAGGATTTGCAATTGCAATGGCAATAGCATTATAATAAAAGGAGTAATATGGCACAAAATTTTCGTAGATACACAAGCAACGCGGTAGGGACATCCCCTGCTACGATATTTACTGCTAATTCATTTGATACTGTTGTTGGAATATCACTCGCTAATGTTACAGGAAACACAATAAGTGTAGACTGTTATATTAATGATAGTTCTAACGACATTTATCTTGTGAAGAGTGCGCCAATACCTTCAGGCGGATCTTTACAGGTCTTAGATGGAGGAGCAAAATTTGTGGTAGAATCAGGAGACGCTTTAAAAGTAGTTTCTGACACTGCAAGTTCTTGTGATGTTTGGGTATCAGCGGTAGATGCAATTAGTTCGTAAGGAGTTATAAATGGGATATGTAGGCAGAACACCAACAGATATACCGCTAACAAGCGCAGACATTGCGCCTGGAGCAGTTGATACAGTTAATTTAGCTGCAGACGCAGTTACGTCTGCAAAAATTGCACCAGCTACTGTTGCGTCTAGTGATATTGCACCGGCTACTGTTGCAGCTAGTAACATAGCACCTGGAACTATTACAACTACACAGATCGCTCCAGCTACAGTCGCTGCCCCTAATATTGCTCCTGGCACAATTACAACAACTCAAATTTCACCAGCAGTTCCTTTAGGAGTTCCTGCTGTTACTTCTAACCCGCCAACACCAAGTTTAAGTGTTGGAGATATGTTTCTTAGAACAGATTTATCTGCACCAGGAAATTTAAAAGCATTTTTATCAGGACCTTTAACTTGGTCTACAGGTGGTGATATGCATAATGCACCAAATGGATATTCAAACACACAGGGATGTGGAACTCAAACTGATGCAACGACTTGCGGAGGATATAGAGGATCACCTTCACCATACTATTTAAGTACAACTCAATCTTATGATGGGTCTGCATGGTCAACAGGACCTGCTTATCCAACAGGAAATACTGTAGGAATTACATCATCAACAGGTGCACCTGGGTCTAATTGTTGGTTTGCAGGAGGATTAAATCCTGGTGGACCAGTTAGAACAGATACAAATGAATGGAATGGAACATCTCACGTTGCAAGTGGAGCATTACCAGCAGGAGAATATCTTGGTATGGGTCAAGGAACTATTCCAGATGGAAAGATTATAGGTGGAAGCACTCCATCTGCTTCAAGCACTGTTTATGATTATAATGGATCAACTTGGGCAACAGGAACAGCATTACCAACAGCTATTACTGAAGCAGGAGCTACGGCGGTAGGTCCTCCAACTAATTTTGCATTTGCTGGTGGTAGAAATGCTCCAAGTTCACCATATCCAGGTATAGGTTATGAATGGAATGGATCATCATGGTCAACTTTCCCAGCCGCACCAGCTCAACCATCAACACAACAAGGTAATGGAATAAATTTTGGGGCTGACGCAGATAGCTTTTATTTGACTGGTTATGAAATTCCCCCAGGATTTAATACAACAACAACTGTTCAAAAATATAATGGATCTTCATGGTCAACAGATACTGCAATTCCATCAGCAAGATACTCTATGGGTTCAGCAACGGCTGGAAATACAGCATCTTCAGGATCAGGACTAACTTATGGTGGATCAAATCCATCAACAAATAACCCAGGAGGCCAATCAAGAACAACTTTTGAGTGGTCTGATGGAAACGCTATCGTAGATTTAAATTAAGGAGGACATATGGCAAAAATATATTGTACAGCAACTAACACAGGCAAAGGTTTCATAACTCATGAAGAGCAAGAAAATGCTCAACCTTTAAAAGCATCGGGTTATCCTGGAAATGTATGGCAAGTTGAAGATAATGCAACAGGTCAAGCATGGAGAACTAAAGTCGGTGGAGTTCCTAAAACTTTGGAGGAAGCTCAAGCTATAGTTAATGCAGCAGTTACTTCTCAGCAAGAAGCTTGGGATGCATTACCTGATGATAGCTATGAAAAAGAACCGCCAAGGGAAAGACCACATAATATAACTATAACGGAATAAAATGACTATAGTAAAGATTAAACAAAGAGGCATAACAGCAGATGCGGTTACAACAAGTGAAATCGCTCCCGCTACAATTACGGCTGCAGATATAGCACCAGCAACTATTACTACAACTCAGATTGGTCCAGCAACCATAGCTCAATCTAATATATCTCCAGCAGTAACTCTAAGTGTGCCAGCTGTAACATCAGATCCTCCATCACCTAATGAAGGTGATGTTTGGTTAAGAACAGATTTAAAAATATTTAAATCCTATTTATTAGGTGCTGCCGCTTGGACAGCTGGAACTTCAATTCCTTATGGAGCTACAGGTTGGTCAGCTAATGGTACAAGCACAAACTCATTTTATGCTGTTAGTGGTTATGGTAGTCACCCTAGAACAGGTGGAGATAACGGAGCAAGAGGATATGATAATTTAGAATTTAACGGAACATCTTGGTCTAACGAAACAAATTTTCCTTACGCTAATTCTTCTTGTTGTGCAATAGGAACACAATCTGCAAGAGTTTCAGGCGGTGGTCACGGAAATCCTGGTGGACCAAATGCACCTTTAGGACCAAGTTATTCTGCGACTACAATTTCATATGAATGGGACGGAACAAGTTGGGCTGCCCCTGCTACTATGAATTATTATGCTTCAACTATTAGTAACAGACATGGTCATGGAACAATATCTACAGCTTTTTTACATGGTGGTTGGCATGCACCAGGAGGATCAGCAACAGCTAAATCACAAATTTATGATGGAACATCTTGGAGTACATCTCCTGATGGACCAACTGCAACACAATACGTGGCTTCAGCAGGACCACCTACAGCAATTTTACATTTTGGTGGAAGTTATGCACCAAGTGGCAAAGGAACAGTTGAATGGAATGGAAGTTCTTGGTCGGCAGAGCCAGCCATGAGCACAGGTAGACCAGAGGGAACAAAAATAGGAACAGCTAATGGTCCAACTAATACTGGTGTATTAGCTGTAGGGCCGGCTAATGGCACATCAGAATTGTACAATGGAACATCTTGGGCTGCTGATCAAAGTTATTCACCTCTACCAGCATTTCCTGGAAGCTTAGGTGGAGTAAGTGGCGGTGGAAATACGGGCGGAGGAAGTTCGACTGGACTATTAATTGGTGGTGGTAATCCCCCATACCCAGGATCAAGAGTTGCAGAATATACAGGAGCGGCGTTGGCTAGTTTATCATCGCCGGCGTTTAGTTAGGATAAGTTATGCCATATATTGGAAAAGGAGTTGCTACAGGGAATTTTGTAAAGCTAGATGCTATTACAGCATCATCGACTGCAACTTATGCTTTAACCAATGGTGGTGTAGCGTTTACCCCGGAGTCAGTTAATCAGATGATAGTTAGTCTTAACGGCGTAATTCAAAATCCCGGTACTTCATTTTCCTTATCTGGATCTAACATAGTATTCTCAAGCACATTATCTGGATCAGATAGTATAGATTTTATTTTAGTGTTTGGTTCAGTTTTAGATGTAGGAGTTCCTACTGACAACACAGTTTCATTAGCAAAATTAACAGCAACAGGAACTAAAAATAGCACAACATTTCTTAGAGGCGATAATACTTTTGCAGAACCGCTTCAAGCTATATCTTGGCAAGCTACAAAAACTGGCGACTTTACAGCAGTAGCAGGTGAAGGATATTTTGTTGATACAACATCAGGAGCTATTGCAGCAACATTACCTGGAACAGCAGCACGTGGTGATCAAGTTGCTTTTATTGATTACGCTGGAACTTTTGATACAAACAATTTAACAGTAAATAGAAACAGTCATAAAATACAAGGAGACGCTTCTAATCTTACTGTAGCAACAGAAAGAGCTGCCTTCATGTTAGTTTACATTGATGCTACACAAGGTTGGTTATTAACGGAGAATAATTAATTATGGATTATAAATACATGCACGCAAAAAGTTATGGAGGAAATTTTTTAAAACACGACGAAAGTGCACAATTTTTCAAACGTTGTTACACTGGAGACATCTGGGCAGTTGAAAATAATGAGGCTGGAAATAAATGGATGAGAAAAGTAAATGGTGTCCCTTTAACAAAACAACAAGCACAAACTATGATTGATGAAGAAGTTACAAAAGAACAACAAAAATGGGATGCAGAGATTGGACCTTTAGTGGCTCAAGCAGAGAATTCTGAACAAGAAGATGCAATAACTGTGCCAAATCCAAGACCTGTTGACATAACTTTACTTTAACACAATATGAGGGTAATATAAAAATATGACTACATACAAAGGCATCAAAGGTTTTTCAGTAAAATTTGTATCGGCAGATCCGCCGGTAGCTCAAGAGGGAGAAGTTTTTTATAATTCAACAACAGAAAAATTAAAAGTATTTACAGCTCAAGCTGGATCATCGTCTTGGGCATCAGGACCAGCTTTGGCAACAGCTGTAAATCAGGCTAGAGGCACGGGTACAGCAACAGGAGGTTTTATTTTTGGAGGTGGAACATCTGCACAACCTGGTGGTTCTAATCAAAGTCAAACTTGGAGCGGTTCTGCTTGGGCAAACGCGCCTACTATGCCTTATCAAGCGACAGCACTTTTTGGTAATAATGATTCAGGAGGAGCATCCTCTTCATTAGCAGCTGGAGGTAGAAACGGTCCAGGGTCAGGTGAAGGATTAACGAGCACTGCAAGTTGGAATGGATCTGCTTGGTCAAGTGAAGCTACAATGCCTGATGGAAGAAGATATGGTTTTTCTGCAGGAACTGGAGAAAATATAATTGCATCAGGTGGTTTAGCTGCTTCTCCCCCAACAGGTTTTCCAGGTGCTTCTAATACTTATAACGGAACAGCCTGGGCATCAGCACCAGCTTTAAACACAAACAGATCAAACGGCGGTAGTGGTGGAACTTTCCCATCAGGAATTGCATTTGCAGGATGTTCACCCCCTTATTGTGCTAGTATAAATACAACTGAAACTTGGAATGGAACTAGCTGGTCAACATCACCAGGAAATTTTCCAACAACATCTGCACCAAGTCCAGTTAGTTTTGCTGGAGCAGGCATGCCATCAGGAAACAACGGAATTTATGTTGATGGAACAGATGCTTTTAATTGGAATGGATCTAGTTGGTCAGCAGGAACTGCAAAAAGTGGTTCTAAAACTAGTGGATCACATTCAGGAACACCAACATCAGCATTCTATGCAGGAGGCTCTCCTGATACAACTGATGTAGAATTATGGACAACAACAGCCCCATCTATTGTAGCAAAAGACATATCATTAGACTAATCTTGACTTTTCTGTTATAACCTATAACTATAACCAATATACTGTGATGAAGAATGATACAAAAAAATTTGACGTTGTTAGCACAACTAAAGATGCTGCACAAAAAATAGACGTTTTATTAGAGAAAGAAGATCTAGAAACTTTTAAGTCGTTAATTCCAGAGTTAAAAGACGCTTGGACAAAAAAACAAATTTATAGAACTGAAACAGAAGCAGAGTTTTCAGTTTTAAATGATGCTCATTATCCAACACCAGCATCTAAATATTGGCAATGTGTCAGAGAGCAAGATGTTTATTTTAAAGAATTAATAGGTTTATCTTTCCAATATAGAGACAATGATTTGTATATTGAGGAACTAGAAGAAAAAATTAAAAACGAAACTAATAGAATTAAAAAAGCAAGATATCAAATTAGATTAGAAAAAAGATTATTTGATAAATCTAATTTTGAATTAACTGCAAAAGATAGAATTAGAGAATTAAAGATGTGGTCTGATTTAAAAAAGAAATATGATAATAACACTTTTGACAAAGAAAATGTAAACACACATCAAGCTTTAAGTTACAAGTATCAGTTTGAAAATAGAAAAAAATCTTTGAGTAAAGATTCTCCTTTCATAGATAAGATGAATGTTTATGGTCAACTCTCTACTCTTGAGAGAATGATTAAAGAAGACCCTAAACTCGAAAATTCTAAAAGAAATTCAGAAAAAAAAAAAATAAAATAAGGTCTTTTAAAGAAAGAATAATGGTGTGTAAAAAATGCGAAAATTATAATTATGGTTTTTGTAAAATATGTAATTGTTTTATGCCCTTAAAAGCAAGAGGAAAAAAACAGTCCTGTCCGATTGACAAATGGTAGCCAAATCATGTATACATGTGTTAACAGTTAATCTAATGCAAGGTGTAAATTAAAATGTCAAAGAAGAAAATAAATCCATTGATGCCAATGGATGAACACTTATCTAGTATATTAAGTGATGATGAAGTCAAAGATTTTAAATCTATGAAAAATGAATTACAAGATTCATGGGTTAAAAAACAAATGTTTAGAACAGAAACAGAAATGAGAATATCCGTTTTAAACGATCTTAAACATCCAACACCAGCTTCTAAGTATTGGCAAGCAGTAAGAGAACAGAATGTGTTTTTTGAACAAATGGTTTTTTTATCTTTTGATTTTAGAAAAAATGAAATCGAAATAAAGAAACTGGAAAGAGATATAGCAGAAGAAAAAGACGATTTAGAAAAAGAATTATTACTAATTAAGATGGATGAAAAATTATTTGCTAGAGCAGATATGTTGTTAACAGCTAAAGACAGAATGAGAGAGTTAAGATTATGGTCTAAACTTAAACATGAGATAGTTCGATCAGATCCTAACTTTGACAAAGAAAATGTTAATACACATCAACAAGACTCACTACCAAAAAGACTCTTTAAAACTTGGCAATTTTTTGATAAAGCTAATGATGCTGATGGGGCAAAAAATATTGCTGCTCAAATAATGACAGCTCAAAGATTAGCAAAAGAGGGTAAAATTAAAACAGACTTAGTAAAAGATAAAATAAAAGATGATAAAAACAATAAATAATTTTTTAAACGAAGAAGAATTAAGAGTAGCACATAACTATTGGTTAGTGAGAGAACCTTCATTAGAAGCGTGTGGACAATGTAATGATTCAGTTGCTGTATATGGTGATCCATTAAGTGAAACTTTTTTAAAAACTAAAAAGTCTTTAGTAGAAAAAGCTTTTGGTGAAGAACTATTACCTACATATTCTTTTTCAAGAATGTATTACAAAGGTGGAGAATTAAAAAGACATAGTGATAGACCTTCTTGTGAAGTGTCTGTTACTTTAAATATTTTTGCTGATAATACAAATTGGCCTATATGGTTTCATAAATTAGATATGTCTAAACCAACGGATCCAAACACGACAAACTACATGGAAGATCCAAATGCAAAACCAATGTCATTAATTACAAAACCAGGATCTGCTGCAGCATACGAAGGCTGTGCATACTCTCATTGGAGAGAACCTTATTCTGGAGAAAAATGTATGCAAGTATTTTTACATTACGTAAGAGCCAAAGGGAGATATACATCTTTTGCTATGGACGGAAGAAAATATTTTGGTCAACATAAGCAACAAGCTATTAAGAATGTGTGGGCACAATGATATTATTAGAACCTAGATGGAAATCATATATTGTTGCTACTAACGAAGCTATCTTTACACCAGAACAGTGTGATCATATTATTAGAATAGGACAGAGTATGCCTTCACAAGATGCAAAAGTTGGAACATCAACTAAAAAGAAAGAAACAGAAAGTCCAGACGTTGACAGCACCGGTGTTAATGATAGTAAAAAAAGAATTACAACTATTTCATGGTTACCTTTTAATAATCCAGAAACAGCACCTATGTATCAAAAGATTGAACAATGGGTTAAAAATATCAATATAAATCATTTTGGATTTGATGGTATTCAACTTACAGAAAACGCACAATACACAGAATATCCTGAAGGTGCATTTTATGAGTGGCATACTGATAATGACACTGATATGCGAGCACAACCTCCAGTAAGAAAAATATCTATGACTTGTTTGTTATCTGATGAAAACGATTTTGAAGGTGGCGATTTAGAAATGATAGATGATGCTGCAAGACCAAGAATGAAAAGAGGTCATGCTATATTTTTTGCAAGTTTTATAAGACACAGAGTTACCCCAGTCACTAAAGGCAATAGAAAATCACTAGTAATGTGGTTTGGTGGACCTCCTTTTAAATAAAATTAACTATTCTATCTTTATAAAAAATGGTATAAATCCCTATGAGTTTAGGATTTGACGCAATATCAGCATTACCTTTTGCTACATCAGGACCGGATAACGACGTTACGGTAAGTCTATCAGCCAATCAATTAACAGTTACGATTGGTAGTGTAGGTATTCCC